CTGATAACACAGGTTTAGTATCATTGGTATTAGAGGAAGAATAATGTCTCAATATCGCATGGAAACAGAAGAAGATATGATTGCATATTTAGATATAGACTATGGTCATGGCGTATCTGCTGTTTATACAAATAATGGCACTGACTCTACTATTAAGATTATTCTAAATAATGAATATGTTGAACAAGAAGAAGGTATAGGCGTGGAAGCACTAAAGCCGATAGCTTATTGCAGAACAATAGATGTTCCAAATATATCTTTTGGAAATACACTAGCTGTTGCAGCCATTAAAGATGTTGATGGCAATACATTAAAAGCAGCTCAAAATTATACAGTTGTGAATATACAAGCAGATAGAACTGGTTTCTCTGCTTTGATGCTTGAGGAAATATAATGGCAAATCATATTAGACAACAAATCAGAGAAAAATTTGGCACAACTCTAACAGGATTAACAACTACTGGTTCTAATGTTTTTGAATCCAGAGTTTATCCATTAGAAAATGCTTCTTTGCCAGCATTAATCATTTACACAAAATCAGAAACATCTGAGCCTATCGTTATAGGAACACAAAGACTTATGAGCAGAGATTTATTAGTGGTTGTGGAAGGTTATGCAAAAGCTACTAGCAACTTTGACGATACTATTGATACAATAAGCAAAGAAGTTGAAGCAGCAATAGCTGCTGATAGAACTCTGGATGGATTAGCTAAAGATACTTATTTAGAATCCACAGAGATAGAGTTTAACGCTGAGGGAGAAAAGCCATTAGGCTATGTCTCTCTTACATTTTTAACTAACTATTATGTCAAGGAAAATGCTCCTGACGTAGCAGTTTAAAGGAGATAATTATGAAAATGATTAGTCCAGACGGAAAAGTTTCTATAGATGCTCACCCTTCTAAGGTTGAGTCATTATTGAATAAGGGTTGGAAAGAAGAAGCAGCCCCATCGGAAGATAAACCTAAATCTTCTTCTAAAGAAAAGTCGAAAGACGAGGTAGAAAATGGCAACACATAAAGGAAGTGAGGGAACTGTAAAGGTTGGCTCAAATGCTGTAGCTGAAATAAGGTCTTACTCAATCGAAGAATCTGCTGATACTTTAGAAGATACTTCAATGGGTGATTCTGCTAGAACTTATAAACCATCATTAACAAGCTTCTCAGGAAGTTTGGATGTTTTTTGGGATGAAACTGATGCATCAGGTCAAGGTGCTTTAAGCATTGGATCAGAAGTAACTTTGAATGTTTATCCTGAAGGCGATGCTTCTGGTGATACTTATTACTCTGGTTCAGCCATTGTAACTGGTGTTTCAAGAACTGGTTCATTTGATGGATTGGTTGAAGCTAGTATTTCAGTTCAAGGCAATGGTGCTCTAACAGAAAGCACTGTATAAAAATGAAAGCAATTGAAAATGCTGTAAAACATTTTGCAGAGCAAGATGTAAAAGTAATTGAAGTGCCTGAATGGGGTGATGAAGATAACCCATTAAAAATATATAGTAAGCCATTAACGCTAGCTGAAACTTCTAAGCTTTATAAAATGAGCAAAGAGGATGATCTAACGATGATGGCTTATGTCCTTATTTATAAGGCATTAGATGAAAATGGTGATAAGTTATTTGATCTAAGCGATAAAAATAGCCTATTAAACAAAGTTGATAGAGAAGTATTGGTTAATATAGCTCAACAGATCATGGGGCAAGAGCCTATTGAGGAAGTTAAAAAAAACTAATAGAGGATACTAATTTATATGTGCAATATGCACTGGCTGAAAAACTTGGAAAAACTTTAGAAGAAATCCAAGAAATTAGTATCCACGAATTTCAAGGGTGGATAGCTTACCTAGAAATAGCTCAAGAGAAACAAAGTAATGGCAAATAAAAAAGTACAATTTACATTAACAGCAATCGACAAGACTAAGGCAGCTTTTGATAGAGTTGGCAAAGGTCTTAAGATTGTTGGTGGTGGTGCTAAAATGGCAAGCATGGGAGTGGCTAAGGTTGGTTTAGCTGCTGCTGGTGCTGTAACTGCATTAGCTGCATTAGTTAAAGTAAATACTGACTTTATGGATAAGCTTGGTAAAACAGCTTCTAAGCTTGGAATAGAAGTTGAATTCTTGCAAAACATGAGATTTGCTGCTGAACAGACTGGAGTAAAGGTTGAAGCTTTAGATATGGGTCTCCAAAGATTTATCAGGAGAGCTGCTGAAGCTGCAAGTGGAACAGGTGAAGCCAAAAGAGCGTTTGAGCAACTGGGAATTGAATTAACAGATTCAAGTGGTAATTTAAGGGATGTTGAACTTATATTAAACGATGTGGCTGATGGTATAGCAAATACCACCAGCTCTGCTGAACAAGTTAGACTAGCTTTTAAGTTTTTTGATTCTGAGGGTGTTTCATTGGTTAATACCCTTAAGAATGGATCAAAAGGTTTACAGGAATTTAAAACTGAAGCAGAAAATTTAGGTTTAATTATTAGCAAAGAAAGCATAGCTAAGGCAGAAATGTTTGCTGATTCTTTAAATGTTCTTAAAAAACAATTTACTGCTATCACAGCAAATCTAACTGCTGCTTTTATTCCAATTTTACAAGATGCATCTAAGGTCTTGTCTGACATGATGACAGAGCTAAAAGGCAATGACGATGATTTTGAGAATTTTGGCAAAGCAATGGCTTTGCACGTTGTTGAAGCAACAAAAAATGCAACTTTGGCAATATATCAATTTTTTCTTACTGTTAGGCTAGAATTTGAAAAGTTAAAAGCTGTATTCGGTCAGGGCAATCCTGAGTTAGTAAAAATTATTAAAGACATTGAAGAAATGGATGCTGTTATGGAGCATCTTACAAAAACAGGTCAAGAAAATACTCAATTTATGAAAAACTCTCAGGCTAGAATGGCTATGTTGAGAGAAGAATTTACAAAACTTGCAGGCAAGGATGGAACTCAAGGTATTATTGATGCATTTGATGCTATGTCAGAAAGAATAATGAATTACACATCTGTTGCCGAAGAAGCTGGTGAGAAAGACCCAATAAAAAAAATATCAGAATCAGTATTAAAGTTTAAAGATGAGATGGGTATAACTGAAGCAGCTATATCAAACTTAACAATAAATACAATGAAAAAATTTGAAGATTCAATCATTGAGGGTTTGAAAAATGGCAAATTGGCGTTTAAAGATTTTGCAAATTATGTTATTGAGCAAATTTTAAGAATTGCAATACAAGAAGCAATATTAAAACCAATTACAGGTGGGGTAGAAAGTTTCTTTAGTGGAATATTTGGAAGATCAATAGGTGGTGGTGTAAACAAAGGTCAGCCATATAAAGTTGGAGAATCTGGAACAGAGTTATTTGTTCCTCAACAAAGTGGAAAAATTATAAGCAATAATGATTTGCAGAATATGGGTGGAAATCAATCAGCACCTACAGTCAACTTTAATATATCAACAGTTGATGCTGCTGGCTTTGATCAGTTATTAGCATCAAGAAAAGGATTGATAACATCAATCATAAACAACGCCATGAACAATCAAGGCAAAATGGGGGTTGTGTAAATGTCTGGTCAATTTCCAACAGACCCTAATTTTAGGTCTATAAATTTTAAAGACAACAGACCAAATTTAGTTAATCAAACTTTATCTGGCAAAAAACAAGTCAGACAAATAGGGGCACAATATTTTTCTTTCACAGTATCAATGCCACCTTTACAGCAAGCAAAAGCTCAAGAGATATTTGCATTTCTACAAAAACAAAAAGGCTCTTTTGAGGACTTTACTATTCAAGCACCATTAGACAACTTAGGTGCAAGCAAAGCAGAAACAGATATAGTTGTTAGTGGGGCTCATTCTTCTGGCGATAATACAATAGCAATGGATGGTTTTTCACAAACAACAGGAGCACTGAAGGCTGGAGATTATATTAAATTTGCTAATCATTCTAAGGTGTACATGGTCTCTGAAGATGCTAATGCATCAGGTGGAGCAGCCACAGTAACCATATCTCCAAATTTAGTAGCATCTCTAGCAGATAATGAAGCTGTTACTGTAAATAAACCTAGCTTTACTGTTTATCTTGAAAACAATGAAATCATGTATTCAACAGATGTTAGTGGTTTTTACAGTAT